ATAGAATGCCTGAGTTGAACAAGAAAGCACTGTTGGCTTCTCTAACAGTTGCGTTTCGCCACAATTTGCACATCGGGGGGTCATTCACCTTGAAGAAATTGAATTCTTTGATTTCTGGAGTTCCTGCAACTACTATCATTAATATATATAACTCTGGTAGAATTAGAGTAATATTTGATAGAACATTAGCAGAGCCAAAATACAGAACTCTTAGTGTCGAGAATTTCTTTGAATTCTTGAGTGATGTGACAGAGAAGATAAAGTCAATGTTGGGCTATGACTTTAAGGGATGGGAAAACCTACGAACAGAGTATAAGAAGCAGGATCCTTGGGAACGATATAAAGAAACAATTCAATTAACCACATTTAAACAGATTGAAGATGAAGGAATACCAATTCCTTTTCTTAGTTGTAAGATAATTAAATTGTGTAATAAATTCGTCTCATGTCCAGCTAATTTTGAAAAGTTCGGACCATCTCTTGTGCTACCTAACTCATACGGGAGTAAATCCGTATCTAACGGAAAATCTCAACTAGAAAGATTGGCAGGTGTCTACTATTCAGGGGGTTGGATTGACTCAAAATTAGGAGAGTTTTGCAGAACGGTGTATAAAGAAGTAGTTAAAACTATTGAACCGATACCACAAGCAGCAGCAGAACTTGGTCCATTGGGTCGAACTGACGTGGAAGAATTGATTCAAGCAATTGGAGTTAGAGGCGAATTGCCTAGCTTCAAACAAATGTTTGATTTCAATACAATGAAAAGAGAAGACTTTGTCGAGAAATGGTTGACAGGATCTGTGCCTCCAGATAATGGAGAAGTAAGTGGAGCGTCGTCGAGTGTTGCCGCAGTCACTGGGTCGGTGGGATCCTTTGACTTGGACGGTTTTGCTGACAATTTGGAAGAACTTGTCGGCTTTAATCCGTCAATAGTAGACGCAGAAACTTATCCCAAGAATTCACAAGGTGTATCTTCGGCAAATAGTGTAGAGGAGAAGCAAAGAATCAAGAAGAAGAGAGAAGCTGGTTATGCTCAGAAAGCTGCTCGTCGATTTCTGATAAATAATGAGAGTAGAATTCCTAAAAGTAGATTCACTCAAATATCAGCAGATGTAGACGACTGGCAGGATGATTATGACATTAATGCTTTCTATGATGATATGGAAAATCTCGCGGAGAGATATGAAGACGAATTGATGCAGGCGGATATTGAGGCCAACAGAGCCGAAGAAGAAGCGTATGATCGGGATCATACAGACGCTGAACTTCGCGACATACAAGATGAAAGAGAAAGAAACGAAGCAATTTCAAGTGGAAGATCTAAGCAGGAGATAATGGAAGACCAGTTTGACATGGGGTACGCAGAAGCACTCTATGGAACTGCAGTCGACCAAGATCTCTTCCTTGATTAACTTGGAATGATTCAATTTTGAACTTTGTGTCGGTATTTTCTAGATGTTGGA